TTTTTACCATCCCGCCGTAAAGCAACTCTACGTCATAGGTGTAATACGACGGGGTGTTTTGGTAATCATGAGCAGGTGTTACGGCCAATGAGGCCGTGTCGGTATGGCTAATAAAAAGCAAAAACTTACCCACGTTTGCAGGAACCGATTGATCCAAAATTGTGCAAGTAATTACCTGAGCTATTGTGGGATCCGAATAAGAGCGCCTTATGTGACCTTCCACGCTCATTCCAGTAAGGTTTATTGGAGTGTTGGTCGAGTCAGTGTAGGTGCAGTTTCTTGTGAAAGTTGCGCCCTGCTCGATGTATAGGTCGTATTTTCCTGCGCTCATCTTAAAATCCTGTCTGACATTTTAACAGTTCGCTTTTCAAGTTAAATACATAATCAGAATACTTGGTAAATGATTCCAAGTCCATGCAATGCGCCCCAACAAAAACGGGGTCGCTGATACGAAAAGTTTTCGCGTGACCAGTAGTTTGTGTTTTGTTGCACACTAGGTGCGATAGTGATTCATTGCCGTACAAAACGCAAGACCACACGTCGGGCGGTGTCGGCAAAGTAGCGCACGAACTAAGGCATATTGCTGGCAATATCTTTAGAAGCTGTTTCGGCGTCTTGTAAGTTTTTGGCATTTTGAGCTTTCAGAACGGCTTCCGTCAGCGCCCTTTTTTGAGCTTCTAGCTGAAAGTTTCTGACGGCCTTGATGATTGAAATAACAACTTCAGCCAACTTAGGAATACCAACTATAAGTTGCAAAATAAACGACCAATTCATTTTTTAATGGCTCCAACAAGAGACACAAACTCTGGGATGGCGGTTGCTAGCAAATCCAAAGACTCGTAAACGGTTAAGTCCCTAACTTCGGATGGGACATTTTCAATCCCATTGTAGGCTTCGAGCATTTTTGTCTTGAGCTCTTCGCTGGCGGATATTTTAGCCAGAACAACGGCGACATCGGTTACTTGGGCGCCGTCTTTGAACTCTTCGGCCAGCAATCTGGCGAGGGTCAAAATCCCAATCAGCGTTTCTTTGGTTTCTTTATTACTGTTCATGGTCTCTCCTGATAATTAGTTGACCCTCAATTTTGGCCAAACTTCTCTCAATAAAGGAGAGTTTTTCCATGATCCTGTTGTCGAGAGCCTCGTGCTTTTTTTCCTGATTAGTGACTTGTGAGGACAAATCTCTGATTTTATCAAGAGCCCCTATGATGCGCCCTTCCAAGCGAACCAACCAAACCAATCCGGCAATTCCAGAAAATGCTAAACTAATTAGTTCGGTTGAAAAGCTCATCTTATCCTCCAATAATTGCCAGTATTTCTTCCTCAGTTAATCCAAGAGCCCCAAGTTTTGCTTTTGCAGAGTTGACTCGAACCGCCCTGATTTGAGCTTCCTGTTCCCGCTCTAGCCTAACGCGCTCGGCTTCGGCAAGCGCAAGAGCTTCCTCTTCCTGCCTTTTTTGCTCCGCAATAAACTGAGGATGATCCACAACTGACCACGCGCCATCAACAAACCGTTGAATTTTATTTTGGCCAGCATTTGGGGGAGACAGCTCCGTGCTTTTAGCGGGCTGTAAGTATTCGGGCTGATCTTGCTCGCCAAATGCTGGGTTTCTTTGTCCCACAACTTCTCCTAAAAAATACCCCGATTCGTCAAAGCCGTAAAATTTCATAGTGTCCTAGTATTTGATAATGTGATTAACGCCAAGGTTTGCCGGACGGGTTTCCGTGTCGCCCGTCGCATTTGAAGTGTAAGTTCCTTGATATACCGCAGATTGTGTACCAAATGGATTTTGCGCCGCACTTGAGTTTCCGTTCCACATATTCATGGTGTGGGTGTGCGACTTAAACGCATCAAGCTGTCGCGCACCAAGTGTTGTTACGTTTGACCCGTTGCTTGGGTTTGTCCCAACGCCCCTTAAAAAGATACCCCTCGTGTCCGGTATGTTAAAAGTCGTTGTTAAGTTTCCGGCCCCATATGTCGTCCCAATGGTCGAAAACAAGTTTGCGTATGTGCCAGTTCTGTTAACGGCAGATCCATCAGTAAACAAAAACCCCGACGGAGCAGAAGAACCAGAAAATGGAAGAATCGTGCCAACTGGGATTACCGAGTTGTAAATGTATGAGTCAATGGCATCAAGTTGAGTTTGAATTGTTGTTCCAGTGGCAACATTGTGACCAGAATTTGACGCTAAAGAATAGGTCGCATCTGTAATGTATTGCCACGTTGCTCCCACGGCCGGAGTGACTCCGACAGTCCCGTCAACAAGGCACTTGTAGTATTGGTTAGAATACTGAACCACGGACCCCGCAAAATACTCGGTCGTAGCCTCGTACTGAGGAATGCCGTTTTCCATTAAATACGCAAGCTGGTACGCCATGACAAAATGAACGGCGTTCATGTCTTCAATGGCTGGTGCGTTTGATGCGACTACCGCAGAATACCAACCGCCTAGCCAGTTAGACAAAGACTGCGCCTGACTTGGATCAGAAGTTGTCTCGGGTGTCCCTGCCGACAAAGACCCAAACTTTCCGATCTGCCCTATCGAGGCGTTTTGTCCAAAGATTTTTTGATATACCCTGCTTAGTCTTGGCATTTTTTACCTACCCATAAATAGCATTAGAATATGACAACCACGGCGATGCAAGAGAATAGCTCGCATAGGTGCTCATACCAGAAATGTTAGAAGGTTGAACAAAATAGTCGCAAAACCCAAAAATTCCAGAAAGATTTGGTATGTAAATAAGGGCGCTAACAGAAACCCCCGCTGGCCTTGGCAGTAGTCCTTGAGTTACAAGCATTTCAGCTAGCTGGCTTGATCCGACTTGAGTGTCGATGGCATAGCTCATTTGCATATTTTTGTAGTCGTAAACCGAGTAAAATCCGGCGAAAAAAATGTTCAGCTTGGTTTGTATTTCGTAAAGGCTGGACTCGCCGTTATTTTGGACAACCCCAAACTTAATCAGAGTTCTGAAATCCTCATCAGACAAAGTCGTATAACCACTCAAAGTGGACGCCGAGCGGGTTACTCCGACATATTTTGCAATCATGTCAAGCTGTGAACCAACTGCCGTGTCTAAGTTAAATCCTTCTTGTACATCAAGAGTGACCTTGTCCATGACAACCGGACGAACCAATGCGTCGATCGTAGCGCGAGCCTTGGCCTTGTTTGCATATTGAATAATCAGCAGGTTGACATAGTATTCGACGATTTCATTAACCGTCATGTCACACCACCGTTATTGAAATGTTTGCACTCGAAAGAACAAACTGGTTTTTTCTAGCAGTAGGCGACAGTTTGTTAGCCCACCCACCAGATCCAGTAAGGCTGAAACCCTGAGATCCTGAGTTGATTGTAACAAAAGAATTTGGGTCAATTTGCTGAACAAATGTGCCCAGTTTTGTAATGTCTACCGCCTCGTTTACGCTAGGAACCCACAAATTTGGCAATTCAGATTCAATTAGCGAAGCCAAGGGGGCCGTGGTTCCGTTAATTGAGGAAACATTAAACGAAAGATAAATGGGCTCAGGCGTTACAACGTCCCATAGTACGGTAAAAACAGATCCGTCAATTTGGGTAATGTTGTACGACTGAGATCCAAACATACCGCATCCGGCGTTTCTTTTTTGGTAAATGACGTTTGCAACGTCCTCGGGCTCTACTGCGCCACCCACCACTACGTTGATGGAGTGACTGGGGAGGCCATACGCATCTGGCGAGCCTGTTGTGTTTTCGTAAACGGAAACCGAAGTTGCCCCGTTGATGTTGTTAAGAGCCGCTAACATTCCCTGAAGGTATCCCTGCGATCCAATAGAAACAGATTTTTGCCTTCTTACTTTAAGCTCTGCATCCGTTTCTTCATCAAGCCCAAGCGTTAAATAGGAAGTCGGGTTGTTTACTGATGTCACACCGATGACGACGGTCACTGGAATGGTAATTGTGTTTGGAATTGTAAGAGTCGCTCCAGGGTCTTTTGCTCTAAAGACAACGGTGTGAGTTCCGGCAGAAAGCGTAGTCGAGGTCTCCAAATACCACTGGGTGTTGGAGTTGTCAGCAATCGTATAAGGATCGTCTGGGTACAGGTCCAGCCCCTGAAGCGTAACAGATTGAGAGCAAACCACAGTTACGCTTGTCGTCGTGTAGGTTCCGGCTTTTCTTTGAATGCCGTTGATTGCAACTCGCTGGTCAAGGATTTTTCCGTAAGCAAGGTCTGGATCAAAATTGTTGTAAATCTGAGCAAGCAAATCCTCAAGATCCAGAACGGCCTGAACAAAGATTCGCATCATCTGTCCGTCTGGCGTATCGGACGAAAGGTTAATGTCAGCACCATAAATGGCCTGATAGGCCGTTGTTAGTTCTGAAATAAGCTCTTGGGCCGTTTTAGTCTGCAATCCAGTTGCAGTTAAAGCATTAGGCACTTAAAAACCTCCTACGGTTAGTGTATCTCCAAGAGATTGGTCAACCGAGTAAATTGTTGCAACCTGATAGGCAATGGTTACCTCCCTAGTGTCGCTCAAATTGATCGAAAGCTCAATCAGGGCGCTAACTCCTTCGCTGTTCAAAATTACCGTGGTGACCGCCAACTGAATGGCCGTCTGGCTTTTTCCACCAAGCAAATTCCACCAGTCCACGCCTGCCTTAGAGTCAAAAAAACAGTCATTTACAAAAGACATGAGGCGCGTGTTGATGTTTTGAACTATTGCGTCATTGTTGACGAGGTAGTCGTTCTTGCCCTTGCCCAAGTTCCAGTCGTGATTTTGGTCTAACGATCTAACAATCATTCCAGTATCTCCCCAAGTTGAGCAGAAAGGTCCTGAGCCGTTTTAATTGCCAATTCTAGGGCCGTTGCTGACGATGCTAGCACAGGGTCGGTCATGCTGGCTTTCGACGCCGTAGCGAACGCCTGAAGCGCGACAATTAGGGTATTTAGAATCGTGTAAAGGTTCCTAGAGGCGTTTGCTATCTTAACCTTTTCTTGACTCACCCCGACATACGTTTCGCCATTCTGAAGCATTGCCCTTGTGTCGTCATAGGAGGCTAGCGATCTAGTTAGTGGAAATAGGCCGACCAGAGCAATTCCATCATTAAGGTCATGGAGCCGAGCCGTGTTGGGAGGCAAAACTTGCCCAGAGGTCATCCATGTGTCCATGTCCCTGTCATTGAACATAATCAAACAAGAATCGCCCTTTTGAATGGGCATGGTAAGCCGAGCCGTGCCCCCAGATATAACAACCACGGGCACTCCAACCAAAACAGGGTATGATTGGATTTTTTCTGAATATGTGCCGTCGTCATTCCTTGTGACGATGGTTTTTTGATAAGCAATCGTAGCGGTGCAAGTCTGATTAGAAGGGGAAAACGACTCGATTGTTCCAACGGCGTGGCAGTTTAGCTTCAAGTTAATTGATCGGGCAAGCTCAAGCAAAACGTCAGTAAGGTTTACGTTTTCTATGGCCTTATTGCGGTTTGGTTTTCCTGGGTAATAGTTGCTCATACGCCAATGCCTCTATACGCAATCTCAACGGTCTCTCCTGAGAGCACAACAGAGGTTGTTGCGCTTCCAGCGACGGTGGGACTAATTGTTCCGCGATGAGCTATGCCAGTTATTTTGTAGTCGCCGTTAAAATTTGTAATGCCATAGGTGTAGCTTGGGTTGTTTTTGTTAGACCCAGTAGTCGTATTCATTTTTATTTTTTGGCATATTAGAAGTCTGGGCTCAAGAATGAGCTCGGCTTTCAGGAACGTGTTTTCTAGAACGGGCGTTCCAATAAGGCCCGTTGCGCTACTGATCTCTTCAAATGGACCAATGATTGCTTCCTTGTCGCCAAGGACAAAAATTTTATTGTTATCAATAAAGCAGGTGTCGTTAGTAAGCTCGCGCAAAATTTCCATGGCCAATCCCTGCTTTGCTCCCGATCGAGGGAAAGAGCCCTTGATGTCTCCAATGTAGCCGACCGTGACGCCTTTTTGGGCCAACTGCTTAACGACAGAATCAACGACAGACCTTATTGTTTGTCCTTGAGAGTAGTAAACGCTTACGTTGGTGTTAGAGTAAACAAACCCGTTATCTCTGGCCTCCATTTGCGTCAAAAAGTTTGTGCCCTGACGGGCCGACCAACAGTGATCCAGCGTTCCGTCAAAAACAGTAGACAAGTTGTCTCCATACCCAACCTTCAAAGTAACGCGCCTTGAAACGTCAGTATCAATCGCATCTTTTCGGAGTTGGTTTCTTGTGTCGGGCGCAAGGTTGTAAATTGTGATGGTAGCGGTGTTTGGACTAGAGTAATTGTTGCGGTCTACGGAAAATTCTATGGTGTAAGGCAGGGTAAACTGAAGCTCGTGCCCGTCAATGGCTTGAATAGTAAGTTCATACTGCCTGTTTAATTTATCCACCGTTCAAATATGCGGTATATTCCGCAGTCTCCTCTTCTGTCAAAATATACATTACGCTACGGCCACTCTGAAAGTCTTGTTGCTGGGTTGGCTCACCGCGCCCTGTTGTTGTAACCGCAATGCCAAATGGAATTTGATTCTTGTATTGGTGAAGCATATTTGGCGACGTGCAGATCCTCATGTTTTCAATGACAAAGTCACCGTATGTGATCTTTCTAAAAAACCAGCCAGACTGAAGGGGCCGATATTCCATCTCGACCTCAAGCGTTGTCCCATTGGCCAACAACAAAGATTGTTTTTGTTTGGAGTCAGCCGAAATGCTCTCAACAATATACATTATGCCGTTCTCCCGCCCAGATTGCCGTAAATATCAGAAACAGGAATTGACGCCTCATTTGTTGAGTGAGACCCAAGGTTAACCTGCTCTGAATACTGAGACAAGGCCCGCTCTTGTTGTTCTGCCGTCAAATCTCTAAGGGCAACATAGTTAATTTTTTTGAACTGGATTTCAAAGTCAGTAATCATGCGGGTGTCTGCGCTTTGAATTGCTCTCAAGCTTCTGATTGCCATATTGTTCAAAATTACCCACGGGGTTTGAATTGTAAACAACACCCTATTCTGAAAAGCCTGATAAAACTTATTAAACGCCAGTTGCTGTTTGTTTTGAACTTTTCCGCCAGTAAGAGTAGCGATGCTTTGCTGGGCCGATCCTACGGCTTTTGCGGCGACTTGATAGGCGAGGATCGCGGTATTGATGGCGACGAGAGCACTTGTTGACGCCTCTGGCGCGTATGCTGAAAGAGTGGTCAACTTGCTTTTTGCCACATTCAAAAGCGTGTCAACGGCAGGAAAAATGTCATTCACTTCTCCAACAAAGCCTTGAACCGTAACAACTTCGGGCCTGATTGAAATCTGGTCGCTGATTGTTGAGTTATTTTCTACAAAATGATCGGTAATGTCTGCTTCTAATTGAATGCTGTTTTCGCCTTCGTAATCAAACAAAAAACCACTGACATTTTGATCTGGCTGGTCAACGCCAGCAGGAACGGGCGCGCTTTGCTGATAGTATCCGATGTTAGTTTGAGGATTTACCAAGATCAGATTTGAAAGGTTGTTTACACCAGTCGTCAGTCCCGAAATGCTACTGAGTTGAGTTGCCATATCTTACTTCCCCTGTGGCGTTTTCACGTTCTTGTAGTGCTCAACCATTTTAACATTCTTTTTGTGTATACCGCTCGCAATTTCCTCAGGAGTGCCGTGATTGTGGTTTACTTGATTGATAACAAACTGTTTTGCCTGATCTATTTTTTGAGGCACGTTAACGCTCGGCAAGGCGTTAACTGACTTGAGGGCGTCTGTGCTTAAAAACTTATTTACGCCCTGCATATTTTCTACAAACCCCTTGCCAGTTATCCACGCAAGCGGGCTCATCATGTCTGTTAAAGATTCGGCAAACCCCTTATCCTTACCCGCTCCAAAATCAATTTTCCCAATGCCCGCAGACACGATGTTTGCGATAGCAATGATCAAATTCCCAGCAATGTCGATAATTTTTACAAGTAGGTCAAACACGCCACTTTTAGTGCCAAGTTTGACAATAACATCTAGAAGATCAACCAGCTTGAGAATGATCTTGTAGACGGAATCAAGAACTTGGCCCACTTCTTTTTTGGCCAACAAACTCCCTAGTTTTGCCTCAAGGTTGTATTTGTAGAGATTTATTTTGTTAAGGTTTGCTTCCGATCCAGAGATTGCGCCTTCTCCCATGCTGGGGGCAATTTTAGAAATGTCGCCAGTTGATCGACGCAAGCCTTGGTAAAAAGTCGAACTTAGTCCGAGGTCTGCAAAAATGCTTCTGCCAATACCGGTGTCCATTGACTTAGATACGCCACGAAGCTTGTCCACCAAGCCGTAAATGTCTTTAATCTGAGTGGGATCAATGTTGGCTTTTCTAAGGGCTAGCGCCATCGCTTGTGGAATTGCCCGCCCTCTTTGAATGTCGCTCATCATGCTCTGAAGACCGACAACGGACTCCCGAGTTTCGTCCGCGCTCACACCAACGCCAATAAACGCCTTCTGAAATTTTTGAAGAGCAATTGCGCTCAGTCCGGTCGACTCTTGAAAATGCTTCATGGTCGAACCAAAAGTGGCGAAGGTTTGTACTTGACCCTCAAATTTTCCAAATGCCGAATGAAGATTTCTGGCCGTTTCTAGTCCAGTTTCTTTAATCTGGTTGAGAGAAGAGTTTGCAGTTTGAAGGCCCTTAAACAGCTTGTCTGTTCCAGAGAGGCCAAGCTCAATAAATAGAGAACCAGCGTTCATGAGTTAGCCTCCACATACGCCATCTCGTACTGGGACACAAAGTTTTCGTAAAATAAGGCTTGGATAACTTCTCTTGCGTTCATCTTTTTTACCTCTTGTATTGAGCCGTATCCGGCCTTTACAAGCCTGAAGTAGATGAGGAGAGTGTCGTCCTTTGCCTCTATGCTTGGCTTGGAATGTTCTTTTTCAGAATATCCCCGAACGACGCAAAGAGGCTTTTCATAAAAGGGGCTAGATTCTCCTTGGCCACCTCAAGCATTACATGGACATAGTCTTCTCTGGCTTCAACAGGCTCGAACGTGTCCTCCGTGATCTTCAGTCCATTATAGGTCGCCTTCTTCAGACACTCCATAAGGCATTTTTCAATTCGCTTTGAAGAAAGGCCCGCACAAAACATATCCTTGAACAAGTTTACGTCAATTTCAGTGCTTGCCGAAATGTGGACTGCCTTCAGCTCGTCCGTGACGGCCTGAAACAAGTCGCGAGCAACTGCAAATGGCGATGGTGTAATTTTTAATGTTGCACCACTCGGTAGGGTCACTTCTTTCATCTATTAACCTCAGGTAATCGTTCTAGGTGCGTTGCTGAACTTGATTTTGTATTCGGACACGCTTTGGCTGGTGTCACCTTCCACGTTGCTTTTCGCGCCAACGCGCTTGATGAACACACCGCCAGAAGTGATATAGGTATCACTAGCGATGTTCCCAGCCCCATCCCCCAACTTCTTGATGAACTCGCCAATCATGAGCACCGTTCCGGCGAAGTTCTGTTCTTGGGCCACAAGAAGTGAGTTCAGGAATTTATCGTCGGCTGATCCTCGAATAACTCGAAGAGTCAGCTCCGCATTTTTCCCAGTCTCATTCAAACCGTAAATGCTATTGCCGTTTTTGCCAGTTTTTACCTCGGCAATGTTGTTTGGATAATCCAAAACCGCCACGTCGCCATCTGCAAGATCCGAAATGATCCTTGCGTTGATGATGATTGTGTCAGAACCAGAAAGTGCTACTGTCGCCATATTCTTTCTCCTTTTTAAGCGTTTACGTTAACGATGACCGTGGAGCTGTGAACCGCTCCAGCAAGTTTAATCGCAATTTGAATCAGTGGAGCCTTGCGATCCGCTCTGTCGGTAGCAGATTGCTGTGCAACCGGAACGCTGAAAATGTAGTAACCCCTTTGGGCAATGTTTGCTACAAAGTCAGCCTGACTCCCGAAAGTAACTGGGGAGTTCCACGCTCCCGGGGCAACAAACTGATTGGTTACAGACTGTTCGCACACCGCTCGATAGGACGACTTTAGAGCAGATACACCATTTTCGGTTTGAGGAATCTTAGTGGAGGATTGAGCCAAGCAGTTGAAGCCAGCGACTTGCAGAGCAATGACAAACCATTGAAGGTTGTACACGTCGTCAAAGAATCCATTGGCCCCAGACGTTAGAACTTTTGCCACGCCCTGAATCGAGGCGTAAACATCAACGCCAGCATCCTGACATTTGTTGTACAGAGTCTGGGTCATACTGCTGTCAGGAGTAATGCCAATCAAATCTTTTAACTGCATGGTTTGAGTGGTGTTAGATCCAGAAAAGTTGGTGGAAAGACCGCGCCCAGCGTATGCGCTAGCCATTCTCAGAGCGTCTTCGTCTGATTCACCGTAATAGAGACAGCGAGTCTGATCGTAGCCAGCAAGTCGAATGTCATCAAACAAGGCGCTTGGCTCAACGTCGGCAGAATCGTTAGAAACCACAAACAGAATTTTGTTCATAGACTGCACAAGATCAGCAGAGTCCTGCGTCTCCGTTGCATCCATGATTTCGCTCTTCAAAATGCCAAAATACTGAACAGAATCTTTAGTCCTGAGAATTGCGTCATTCAAAGCTTCTGTCCCGCCGGACTCCAAGGGAATGACAACAAGGTAACCGCTATTTGCCAAAATGTTAGGCTGTTGATTAAAGATCGAGCTAGCCATTTTGCCAGTAATAGAAGCGGAGCCGAAGTCTTCAAGAACTTCAGTCGGAGAAAGGTAAATTTTATATGCTCCAGACCCAAAACTGGATCCGGGCGTCTCAGTGCTAAAAATTGCCACGTTTGAAGTGTTCAAGACTCCAATTCCGGCTGGCGACTGAGAGACCTGAATGTTGATAATGTTTGAAAGTTCTAACTGAGCCATCTAATCCTCCTACGGATCAACTGTTAAACTTGGGGTCTCGAACTGGTCAAAGTGCTGAATCGAGCCTGTCTTTCTTACTTGATATTGTAAGGCTACTGTAATTGAAAATCTATATGGAATAGCCGAACCGTCAATTTGCGACAAATTGGTAAACCCATTGGGGAGGGGGCCAATGTGAAACGAGTTCAGGGCTTGTTGTTGCTCCGCATAAGTGCTTCTCATGGCCAGAACGACTTCCTCTTTCCTGAACAGAGCGTCCGTCCCACGGCTGATAATGTCTATCTGCATTTGGGCATAAAAATTTGCCGTCAGCTCTTCCTCGTTGGTAAGGGGGGAGAACTGAGTCTTGGACCCAAATGGCTTGCAGGAAAGGGCGCTTACAGCCACAAATAGGACCTCATCTGTTGGCATAAATATCTTTTGATCGAACAAGTAAACCCGACCGTCGGCCAGACCTAGCTGTTTTTGTATAATGTCGCACAAGAGGTGTTGGGCTGTTCCAACAAAGACCTTCTTGATTGCAATTCTTCCCAGAGAATCCGTAACTTTGACAGTGTCGTGCCCCACCTGATTTGGAGCCGTATAGACCCCATTTGAGTCAATTTGCCCGCCAATGCCCCCAGAAACGACAGAGTAGGCATAGGGAGCAGTACCCCCAGCTCCTTTGAAAGAGCTTTTGGCGCCGAATCCAAGAGCGTCTGAGTTATACAGGACATTCACTTGGTGTAGTCCTCCGTACACTCGTACTGGACGTATCCGTAGGCAGACCAGTCATTTTTTTGAAGAACCCTGTAATTTTTATTCTGATACTTGAACCTATCGTCGATAGAAAGCTCTAAATCAGGGGTCGACCAAACGGAGATATACTCCCAACGACGCTGACCCTCTTGTTTCATGTCAAGGTTAGACGGACTTACGTTTTCAACGACGCCACGGAAGGCAATCTCAGTAAAAGTCTCGACGACCTGAAAGTTGACGGTTTCTTTTTTGATTCTAGTAAAAACAATGTTCTGGAACCAACCCATCAGAGCATCCTGAAGGTCAGGCAATGTCATTGCCATTTGGTCAAGTGTTTTTGAGTTGGCATTAAAGATTAACCCTCTCATTTTGTGACCTCGCTAGTAATAGACTTTCTTAATTGCTGGGTTTCCACAAGTGTTTGATGGTTTTTCTTAAAAAGAAAGTTGGATGGCTTCCACTTTCCAAACCCGCCAGTGTCGAAGGCTTCTTGAACAATGTTCTCGGCGACAACGGCTATTTTTTTCAAAACTTTGACAATGCTACGGTCCTGATAAATTTCA